AAAGAAGAATACGCAAAGTGTGCCTCAAATCCGGTATACTTTATGAAAAGGTATGCCAAAATTCAACACCCAACCCGTGGCAAAATTCTATTTGACCTATACCCATTTCAGGAAGATGTTCTTCATAAATTTAATACTAACCGATGGAACATTGTATTAAAGTCTCGTCAGTTGGGTATATCCACTGTTATTGCGGGTTATTCGCTTTGGTTAATGTTATTCAATCAAGATAAAAACATTCTTGTTATTGCAACTAAACAAGAAACTGCAAAAAACTTGGTAACAAAAGTTCGTGTTATGTATGACAATATGCCAAGTTGGTTGAAGACTGGTGTTCAAGAGGACAATAAACTTTCACTTCGATTTAAGAACGGTTCACAAATTAAAGCCGTTTCTGCTGCCGCCGACTCTGCTCGTTCTGAAGCACTTTCACTTCTTATCATAGATGAGGCCGCCTTTATTGATGACATAGATAAGATATGGGCATCCGCACAACAAACACTCGCTACAGGTGGAACTGCCATTATCAACTCTACCCCAAACGGTGTTGGTAACTTTTATCACAAACAATGGGTAAAGGCGATAAACAAAGAGAGTGCATTTAATCCAATAGAATTATTATGGCAAGTTCATCCAGACCGTGACCAAAAATGGCGCGATGAACAAGATATACTATTGGGTCCTGATATGGCAAAACAAGAGTGTGATGGAAACTTTCTTGCGTCTGGTCGTGCAGTTATTGATGGGGAACTTGTCCAATGGTATGAACAAACTTATGTGTGTGAACCAAAAGAAAAACGTGGTGCAGAAGACGCTTATTGGATTTGGGATTATCCAGAACCAAATAAAACATATATGGTTATTGCTGACGTTGCTCGTGGTGATGGAAACGATAACTCAGCATTTCATGTCATAGATGTTGAAAATATGGAACAAGTTGCAGAATACAAAGGTAAACTTGATACAAAAACTTATGGTAATATGTTGGTATCAGTTGCAACAGAATATAATGATGCTCTTCTTGTAGTTGAAAATGCTAACATTGGTTGGGCAGTAATTCAACAAATTATTGATAGAGGTTATCCAAATCTTTATTATACATATAAAGAAGATGGTTATACCGATCCTTCTGTTCATATTCCGAGAGGGTATGACTTAAAAGACAAATCACAAATGGTTCCTGGTTTCACTACAAGTGCAAAAACAAGACCACTTCTTATTTCAAAGTTGGAAACATATTTCCGTGAAAGATTACCAATAATAAAATCATCAAGATTAGTTCAAGAACTGTATGTGTTTGTTTGGAATGGTGCAAAGGCAGAAGCACAACAAGGATATAATGACGATTTGGTTATGTCATTCTCTATCGGACTTTGGGTTAGAGATACTGCACTAAAACTTCGTCAAGAAGGTTTATTGAAAACAAGAATGAGTTTGGATTATATGGGCAAGGCATCTGTCCCACATAAACCATCATATAATTTTGGTGACGATAGTAATGGTTGGAATATGAAAATAAATGGACAAGACGAAGATTTAACATGGTTGATAAAATAAGTTTTACATTTTTTCCTACATATTTATATTAAGTTTATATTACATACAAAAGGTGACAAATGGCTCAAAAGAAATCATTGTTTGATCGATTAAAGACACTTTTTTCTACAAACGTTGTTGTTCGTAATGTTGGTGGTAAAAAATTGAAAGTGGTTGATACCGCTCGTTATCAAGCAGATGGAAACCCACACACATCAAAAGTCATTGATAGATATGGTAGATTACACGGAACAAAGGGAACACCAATATCCGTTTACAATCAATACAACTCATTCTCAGCAACAAAGATAGATCTTTATACTGATTATGAGGCAATGGACACCGATGCCATTATATCATCAGCACTTGACATATATGCAGATGAAAGCACTCTAAAAAATGATACCGGTGACGTTTTAACTATAAAAACCGATAATGATAATATCCGTAAGATATTACGAAACCTTTTTTATGATGTTCTCAATATAGAATATAATCTTTGGCCTTGGATTCGTAATCTTTGTAAGTATGGTGACTTTTATTTGTATCTGGATGTAAAAGATGAATTGGGTGTAACAAATGTTGTTCCCTTTTCACCATACGAAATGCAAAGAGAAGAAGGAACTGATCCAGAACATATCTATATGACAAAATTTATCTACGAAGGACCTCTTGGTAAAGGGGAATTTCAAAATTATGAACTAGCACATTTTCGTCTTTTAGGTGACACTAACTTTCTACCCTACGGTAAATCAATGTTGGAAGGTGCTCGTAAACTTTACAAACAACTCGTTCTTATGGAAGATGCGATGTTGATACATCGTATCATGCGTGCTCCTGAAAAACGTATATTCAAAGTTGATATTGGAAACATACCACCATCCGAAGTTGATCAATATATGAATAATCTTATGAACCGAATGAAAAAGACACCAGTTATCAATGAACAGACTGGTGACTACAATCTTCGTTTTAATATGCAAAACTTATTAGAAGACTTTTACCTTCCTGTTCGTGGTGGTCAATCTGGAACAGAAATTGAAACGCTTGCAGGATTACAGTATCAGGCAATTGAAGACATTGAATATCTAAAAAGTAAAATCTTTGCTGCTCTAAAAGTTCCAAAACCATATTTGGGCTATGACGAAAGCATCGAAGGTAAGGCAACACTTGCCGCTCTCGATATTCGTTTTGCCAGAACAATTGAAAGAGTCCAAAGAATTGTTGTTTCTGAATTAACCAAAATTGCAATTGTTCATCTTTACGCTCAAGGTTATGAAAATGCAGATTTGGTAAACTTTGAACTTGGTTTGACCGGACCTTCAATCATATATGAACAAGAGAAAGTTGCGCTTATGAAAGAAAAAGTGGACTTGGCGGGAACACTAATAGAAAAGAAATTACTTTCAATGAAATATATTTATTCCAATATCTTTAATCTTTCAGAAGACCAGGCCGAATTTGAAAAGAATGAAGTTCTTGAAGATATTAAACACGCCTTCCGTCAAAAACAAATTGAAAACGAAGGTAATGATCCGGCTATAACAAAAGAATCATTTGGAACTCCACATGATATTGCAAGTATGCAGATTCGTGGTGGTGGGAAGATGATAACTGATAATGAAGTTCCAGAGGGTGGTTGGCCAGGTGCAGGTAGACCTGCTAAAAACCTTGATTATGGAACAGATAATAGTCCTTTTGGTAGAGATCCACTTGGAAAGAAAGATATTGGAAACACTCTCAAAGTAAATAATTCACCAAAAGTAAATTACAAAGGAAATTCTCCTCTTTCTCTTGAAAATCGTGATATAGGTAAATTGATAGATAGTATGTCTGGTATAAAGGTTAAGACCAAAAGTATAATATCCGAAAGTCTTAAACCCTCCATTAAACAAGAAAATGAATCAAATTTACTGAATGAGGACAATTTATTAGATGAATTGTAAAATTGCCTATATTTATTCTATGAAAGTGCACATAAACAGGTATAAGGAACAATGAAGAAAATTAAACATTCAAAATTCAAAAATACTGCAATGTTGTTTGAGTTATTGACTCGCCAAATAACATCAGACATAATTTCCTCTAATGAATCGGTAGCAATACAGATTCTTAAAAAATACTTTAATAAGAATACAGAACTTATTAAAGAGTATAAACTCTATAAAACCCTTTGTGACGAAAAATTAAAGTCAGAAACAAAGGCAAATATGTTAATAGAGGCAGTATTAAAGGCAAGACGAGGATTGAATAAAAATAAATTACAAAAAGAAAAGTATGAATTGATAAAAGCAATCAAAGAAAATTTTGATATTGATTCATTTTTTCAAACAAAAGTTCAAAACTATAAACTTCTTGCTTCTGTTTACAAAGTTTTTGAATATAATGAATTAGAAAATCCTGTTGAGATAACAAAATCTCGTATAACAATACTTGAAAATATAACATCAAGACAAAAAAATTCTGTAATAACAGAAGACGTTGCTATTGCACAAGAACCAAAAGAAGTTCGTTTATTGGCATACAAGTATTTGGTTGAAAAATTTAATACCAAATACAGTAACTTGTCCGAATCACAGAAGGTTCTATTGAGAGAATATATTGAAAATGTAAGCAACACTAATAACTTAAAGTCTCTCGTTCAAACAGAAGCGGTAACTCTGAAAAGATTATTTACAAAAAATATGCATAGAGTAAAAGATAAATCTTTGAAAATAAAATTACAAGAAGTTGCTGGTCTTTTAGATGAATACGTTGATATAAAGAAGGTAGAAGAAAATCATATATCTGCACTCCTTCGTTATTATAGTTTAATAGAAGATTTATCATGGAGTAAATAATGTCAGTTAATGAAGTCCACCCATATAATTTTCCTGCATCGCAGGCAAATGAATTTGAAAGAAAAGGTCATCCTGGAAAATGGTTAAAGACAATCACAGTTAGTGGAACAGTTTGGTTTACTGGTTCAAATTATGGTGCTGGTGCAATAATTCCGTTTAGTAGTGCTGCCGGAACTGCTTACCTTACTGGTGGTGGAAGTATTAACATCGGTAATTTGGCAAAAACTTATATCCATGAATTATCTATTGAAAGGATAGAGGGTGGTGCAGATTGCTATGTGTTAATTCGTAATCAAATGATTAGGTAATATATGAACGTTGAATCTTTCATAAAAAAACTTAAAGAGTCCGAAGAATACCGTGAGTTTACCGAAGAATTATCTTTGGATGAAATGAGCACGACTGCTTCTGTTCCTGGATATCAAACTCCTAACGCTTTTGCCAAAAGTGAAGAAGATTTTGAAGAACACAATAAAGAAACTGCTGAAGTTTATGGATATAAAATTGTTCCAAAAACAAAAAAGAAAAATTATGAGTCTGTATACAAACAGGCGATGGGCGTGATAAATGAAGGAACGTATAAAGAGTTTAGAACTGACGAAACCCGAAGCTCAAATAGAAAAATAAATGATTCTATTAAGAACATAAACAGAACAATTTACGAAGTTGAAAGAGTTGTTGAACATGCATTAAGACTAAAAACAGAAATGAATGTTGATCAAAGAACTCTTTGGGGTGAATCAATGAGTAGATTGCGTAAAATATCAGAAAGAATAAACAGAATTACAAAAAAAATACACGAATTAGGTGCTTAAAATGAAAGAACTACTCGTAGATACTATACTTTTTAGTGTAAATCCAAAAATGATTACCGAATCTGAAAAGAAAAACGGTGGTAAAGTTATAGTTTCAGGAGTATTACAGAGAGCTGAGGCAAAGAATCAGAATGGTAGAGTATACCCCAAAAAGATTTTGATGCGTGAAGTTAAAAAATATGCGGAAAATAATATAAAAGAAAATCGTGCGCTTGGTGAGTTGGATCATCCAGATTCATCTGTAATAAATCTTCGTAATGTTTCTCATAATGTTCTTGGTGTAGATTGGAAAGGAAATGATGTTGTTGGTAGAGTAGAAATACTACCAACACCATCCGGAAATATACTAAAACAACTTCTTGGTGCAGGTATTCGTCTTGGAATATCATCAAGAGGATTAGGTTCAGTGGAAGAAATATCAGAAGGAACCGTGGAGGTTCAAGATGATTTTGAATTGATTGGATGGGATTTTGTATCTAATCCATCAACTCATGGTGCTTTCATGTATCCGCAAGGAATGGGTGAAGGTTTACATGAAGGGTTAATAACCGAAGGAATATCAACATCAACTATTGCAAAAATTGATCCTAAATTAAATCGTATTCATAGTAACATAACAAATATAATATGTGAAATTGGTAATGTTTGTGAATGTATATTTGAGGGTAGATAACCATGCCGGCACTTTCGCAACAACAACAAAAAATCATGGGATTGGCTCTTGCATATAAAAGAGGAAAAGTTCCTTCATCCGATGTAAGTAAGTCTGTAAAAGATTTGGCATCATCTATGTCTGAAAAAGAATTAGAAAAGTTTGCAAGCACAAAACATGCTGGTCTTCCTAAAAAAGTTGGTGAAACAAAAACAACAATGAAAAAAGAGGATATACAAAAATTAGTTGCAGATGCCGTTCAAGAAGTAATGAATGAAAAATTCAGCACAAAAGTTCTTACGTCAGAACAAAAACAACAGTATATTGAGGCAATTTCAAGATACAACGAATACCGTTCAGTTGTTCATCGTTCAAATGCACTTCCAGAAATAGTTTCAGAGATAAAAAGACTTGTTGAATTTGCAAGTAAAAATATGGTAGAAGAATCTGGAGATTGGTTTGAAGGCGTATCACACCGAAGAAACTCAAAAAGATTGAAAGAAACTGTGAATGAATTTCAAAAAATATCTGAAAAAATAGTTAAGTTACAAAGAAACTTGGAGTCTATCTACGAAAATATAGGTAAACAACTCGGTTCATTTTATGAAATAAAAAAATAAGGAAAAATGTTATGTCAGACAGAGTTTATACCAGTTCAAAACCTGCTCATGTAAAAGTAAAGGCAGGTGGAATGAATGTAGATACAATGATTAAGGTTTTTAAGCGTAAAGTTAAAGAAGCCGGTATTCTTGAAGAATATAAAAATCGTATGGAATATATTAAACCATCGAAGAAAAAATCTGAAAAACGAAATGCTGCTATAAGAAGACAACGTAAAATTGACGTTGAAAACATTTAATGGAGATAAAATGGACTTTTCTAGTCTTACAAAACTAATCCGCAAAGAAAAACGGAAAGTTAATGAAAATCTGGAATGGTCTTTTTTATTATATGAAGATGAAGAAAAACCAGCAAGTGAAGATCCAGATAAAATGCTTGTGGTAAATAAGGAAAGTGGAAAATCCTATTACATAAGTAAAAAGAGTTTTGATCCAGCAAAGCATCAAAAATCTGCACCCAAAGAAAAGGCGCCAAAAAAAGAAGAAGAAGAA